TAGATTTTATTTTAGTTTTAGGAAATGTTTTAGATATTGGTACACCAAGTGATGATACAATTTCTGCGGCAAAATTAAAAACAGATTCAGTTATAGAAGCTAAAATACAAAACGATGCAGTAACAAGAGATAAAATAAATGCAATATCAACTTCATCATTACCAAGTTTTGAAGCTAAAGGTACTTCAGGTCAAACTGATGGATACATTCAGCTTAATTGTGAACAAAACAGTCATGGTATAAAATTAAAAAGTCCACCGCATAGTGCAGGACAATCTTACACTTTAACTTTTCCATCTACTGCTCCAGCAAACGATAAATTTCTCAAAACAAATTCATCAGGAGTTTTAAGTTTTGCTGATCCTGGTGGTGGAGATGTTGTAAAATTAAATGAAACATCACATTCATCTGATGTTGCTTCAATATCTATTGATGGACACCACACAAGCGATTACGATATTTATGATTATATAATTGATGGTTTTTCTGTTTCAGCAGATAGTAATGCAATAAGAGTACAAGTGAATATGGGTGGTTCTGCTCAAACAGGAAGTAATTATAAAAATGCTGGTTATGATTCTTATAGTAGTTCAGGTTCGGGAACCATTGGTCAAATGCGAGATTTCAACCAATCTTATTTTAGACCAAATGGAAATTGGGGTTCACCAAAAAATACATCTGTTAGAAGAGGTTATACTCTTATAAGAGTAGTAAATCCTTTATCAACAACACAATATAAAACAGGTTTTTATTTTAATACATACGAAAATCATGATAATTCTCAGTTTGTTTCTCATACAGGAGGTTGGCAATATGGAGCAAGTGAAGGTACTGCAGTTTCAGGATTAACATTTACTTTATCTTCAAGTGGAAACTTTAAATCTTATAGAATAAGAGTTTATGGAATAAAATAATATGACAAAAAAAGCTATAATAACACCTAACGGACAAGAAATAGTTGATCAAACTGAAGAAGAAATTTTACAACATCAACAAGAAATAGAAACTAATGGTTTTTCTAATGCTTTAGAACATTTAAGAAAAATAAGAAATTCATTATTAGCAGATACAGATTGGATGGCTAATTCTGATGTAGATATGAGTGAGGAGTGGAAAACTTATAGACAAGAATTAAGAGACATCACAGAAGGTCTTACCACAATAGAAGAAGTAGAGGCAGTAGAGTTCCCAACAAAACCATAGGAGTCTAAATGCAATTATCAAAACATTTTAAGTTAGAAGAATTTACAAAATCTCAAACAGCTATTAGGAAGGGTATCAACAATGAGCCAGGATCAGGAGATATTAAAAATTTAGAAAATCTTTGTTATGAAATTCTTGAACCTATCCGTGCTAAATTTGAGAAACCAATAACTATCACTAGCGGATATAGATCAGAAGAACTCTGTGAAGCAATAGGTTCAAAAAAAACTTCTCAACATGCAAAAGGTCAAGCCGCAGACATAGAACTGTTTGGAATACCCAACATCAAGGTTGCATATTGGATACAAAACAATGTAGATTTTGATCAATTAATTTTAGAGTACTGGAAACCAAAAAATAAGAATGATATAAATAGTGGATGGATTCATGTCAGTTATAATGAAAAAGGAGCTAATAGAAAACAAGTTTTGACCTTTGATGGTAAGACTTATGAAAACGGCTTACCTGATATGAAATGGCAAGATGGAGAGGTAATAGCATAATGGCACTAACAAAAAAACAAAAGAAACTACCAATGGCTTTACAAAAAGCTATTTTAAAAAAACAAAAACAAACAAAGAAAAAGAAAGCGAGGAAATAATGCCTTATCACACAGGACATGGAAAAAAGAAAAAAGGTAAAAAAGCAAAGAAACCTAAAAAGACAGGTATGAGAAAAAGTAGAAGATAATGGTAAAAGTAGCTTCTATAAAAGGTATCATTAAAGATTTGAAACCTAGACAACAAAAGACTATGCGAAATCATGCTAGACACCATACTTTAAAACACATGCGATCAATGGCTTTAGCAATGAAAAAAGGAGCTACTTTTCAAACTGCACACAGAAGAGCAATGAGGAGTGTAGGTAAGTGAGTGGATTTACAACAAGCACAACATTAAGGGAAATGATAAATAAGTTTCCCATGAGAAAACGAAAAAGAAATGTCAAAAAAAAGAAAAAAAAGAAGAGTAGCAAGAGATAAAGAGACTGATCTACCTAAAAAGTATTTAAGTGGTCTCAAAGGTTCAAAAAGAACTACAAGAGCAAGACTTATTAAAAAGGTATCATCTATCTATAAATCAGGTGGATTTATACCAAGAGATTTATTAAGAAGGAGAACAAAAGCATAATGGCATCAAGATTTAGACGACCACTATCTGCAGCTGTAAAGGCAACATTAAGACGTAAAGCTAAAGCAAGAAAAAATATTACTTATGGAACTTTAGTAAAAGTTTATAGAAGAGGACAAGGTGCATTTCTCAGCGCAGGTTCTCGTAGAGTTTCAATGGCAGCCTGGTCAATGGGGCGGGTTAACAGTTTTCTTCGAGGTTCAAGAAAACATGATCTTGATTTGAGACGAAAAAGTCGTAAAAGATAAATTATGGCAACAGTTAGTCAAAAAAACAAAGAACATTTAATTCGTATAGAAGGAGAGATTGCTTTACTAAAGCATGAGATTCAAACCATACGAGGAAATCATTTAGTTCATTTAGATCAGAGAGTTTCAAGAATGGAAAAAGTTATGTGGACTATTTGTATGGTTGCTGTAACTCATCTTCTTTACACAGTCCTCAACTAAATTTGCTTTTATACACAATTCACGTTATAAGCGAAGTGTATGAAAAGGATACTTGTTATATCAGATTTACACCTGCCCTATCAGCATAAAGACGCTATATCTTTTTTAGCAGAAATTAAAAAACAATATAAACCTACATTTACTTTATCGATCGGTGATCTTTTAGATTTTCACAGTATCAGTATGCACCAGCACGACCCAGATCTTTATTCTCCTGGAGATGAACTAAAAGCATCTAAAAAATATATAAAACAATTAGAGTCTTTATTTCCAAAATTAATTGAAGTTGACTCAAATCATTCAAGTCTAGTCTATAGAAGAGCATTAAAATATGGTATGAGTAGGCAATTTCTTAAACCTTATGGAGATTTTTTAGGAACTAAAAAATGGAAGTGGGTTGATGATTTAACTCTTACAATGTCAAATGGTCAAAGATGTTTTTTCACTCATGGACGGTCTGCTGATATTAGCAAGGTTTCTCAAACAATGGGTATGTCAGCAGTTCAGGGTCATTATCATACAAAATTTTTAATATCTTACTGGGCAAATCCAGATAATCTTTTTTTTGCAATGAATGTTGGCTGTTTAATAAATCAAAAATCAATGGCTTTTGCTTATGCTAAAAATTTTAAAACAAGGTTTATTTTAGGTTGTGGTATAATTATAGATGGTATTCCACGTCTTTTACCAATGGTCTTGAATAATAAGGGAGACTGGATTAAAAGATTAGTATGATAGATAAGGTTGACGAAAAAAAGGTCATTAGAAGCAAAATAAAGCGTTTTAAGAGGGGTTCAGCGTTAGATAAGCAAATTGGTGGGGAACATTACAAGAACGCAAAAATAGACCCAATAGAGCTTATTGTGGCACATAACCTTGATTTTATTGACGGGAATATTATAAAATATGCAATTAGAAAAAAAAACTATGAATCTCAAAGAGAAAAGTATGAGAAAATTAAACATTACTGCGAGATAGCATTGGAGTTAAAATGTGGTTCACATTAGGAAAACTAGCACTTAAAACTGGTGCTGAAATATACAAAAACAAAAAAAGAGCTAAACTTCTTGAAAGCGAAGCAGAAGTAAAACATATGGAGAGAGCTGTAAGTGGAGAGGTACAATTACAAAAAGTTATCCATGAAAAACAATCTAATGATTTAAAAGATGAATTTTGTCTTATTTTATTAAGTTTGCCTCTGTTGATTCTAGCATATTCTGTATTTTTTGGAGATGCTGAATTGCAAGAACGAGTCGATTATTTTTTTATGAAATTCGAATCACTTCCTTACTGGTATCAAGGTCTTGTAATTGGTGCATTTTCTACAATCTTGGGTATTAGAGGAG